TCGAGTCCCTGATGGTCCACCACATTTTTTTATCTAGGGGTATAGCTCAGTTGGTAGAGCAGCGGTCTCCAAAACCGCGTGCCGAGGGTTCGAATCCTTCTGCCCCTGCCAGAGTTGAAAGGCAGGTGAATGATATGAATATTCGTAACAGAAAAGTCGAAAATATCTATCATTCACACTGCTTTGTGTTCTAACTTCTTTTGTGAATAATGAATTTAAGTGTTTTCGATTTTTCGGGAACACTTTTATATTTGTGAAATGAGGAGTTTTATGGGCACAAAAAATACTGAGATCATAGCGATACGGACAAGTGAGTATTTATCAGAAAATCTTGCTTTGCAGATTTCTAATTCTCTTTGGGAGCAACCTGACATTGCAGGATTGAGAACTATGCTTTATTTTTTCAAGTCAGAAACAGACTATTTTAATGTGATAGCACAAAGTAGTTCTGGCGATTTTGTGGGAAGGCTATGTTGTATACAAAATATTGATGACCCTACACTTTGGTATTATGGTGATCTGTTTGTTGTGGAAAACCACCGTCGCAAGCATATTGCGGAGAAAATGATTACAACAGCCTTTGATGTACTGAAAGACAAGGGCTGTAAAACTGTACGAACTTATGTTGATCCACAAAACACATCGTCACTTGAGTTGCAGAAAAAGCTTGGCTTTACTGAAAAACCATATCAGACGTTTAATGATCTGATAAATAATGGTGACCTGATGTTTGAAAAGCAGTTTGGACAAATTTACAACGCTGTGACTGTACGAGAAAAACTTGATGTAAAGATAGTAGCCAATCTTTACAACAGAAATTTGAAGGCTTTACACGGTGATAAAATATCCTATGACGAGTGGTGTAAGTCGATTTTGAATAATGATACAGATGAGGAAAATTTTCTGATATGTCGAGGACTTATGCCTGTTGCCTGGCTGAAAATCAACGGACTAGAAAACGCTGAAGTTGGTTATATTTCAATGCTTGCCGTTGAGCCAAAATATCAGTATTATGGCGTTGGAACATTTGCGGTCGAGTTTGCTAATAGCTTTTTGCATGACAAAGGTAAAAGATTTGTTCGAGTGCAGACCACTGCTGATAATTTATCTGCTATAGGGTTATATAAAAAATGTGGTTTTGTTGAAGTTAGCAAAACACAAGATGTTTGTGGTGATGAAACTGAATTATGCAAAGTCATGTTTGAAAAGCGTATTTAATTATATTGGTTTTAAAAGAATCCTCTCCAAAGCATTCACTTTGGAGGGGACAACTATATACTTTTCTGCGGCTTTTTAACGTCCATCATGACTTCTTTAAGACATAACTATCATTATGATAAGTTGCCTTGCCAAAAATCTTTTCCATCTTCTTTTATATACCTATATCAACGAACTGCATATATCGTAATATTATTATAACGTTTTAATCATATTTTTAAACTATTGACGACTATTAAATGGAATTGTTTCATCTGTAAAAAAACAGACCCCTATTTAAAACAGGGGTCTGATAAATTTAGCATTTTTCTTTCTTTTTGAACTTTGTCAGATTGATTATCAACGCAAAAAGTGCCATAAAAAGAACTGCCACTGCGAGAGTAACTGTCGATAATTTAATAAGGCTGTCAGTTAAGCCATACATGGATCTTGTGAGTGCATTATACACAGTGTCATTATGTATCGCAAGCCCATCATAATATTTTGTACCCTTTAGGATAGCACACGGAACAAGAATGAGCATTGAGGAACAGAAAAGTGAAGTACCTACCCAATAAAGCAAACCGCATATATGCTTTCTGTTTACTGCTGCCGTAACGCCTATAAATATAACAGCCGTTGCAATAAGAGCTATCCTTATTTTTCTCGCAAGCACAAGCAGATCTTTAAGCTTTGTGGAAATGCCATTAGGTTTATTTATATGGCTCAAAAGCATAACGTCAAGGTCGGATTCAATTGCCTGTTCCACATTTTTTATTGTCTTCTGCTTTATGTCTTCAAGTTCCTGAGTATATTCAACGCCTTCTTTTTTAGCCCATTTTGTATAATCGTCTGAGATATTCTTTTCAAAAAGCGTAAAGTCTGCCTTAAACTCAGGAAGTCCACTCTTTTTGCCAAGAATATAACTGAAAGTATCTTCAACATAGCTATAAATAGCGTTTGATACATCAGTTTTGTTAATCGACTTCTTCAGGGTATCAGCTTCAACACCAGTGTAGGCATATTGTTGTTCACAATATGTCTGTATTTCCTGAAAAGCCGTGTCCTCGATTTTTATCTTGTGCATACTGTTCGTATAGGTTGTCGGTTCAAAGAAAATATTGTCTGCCGCAAACAGAAGTGACAGCGCAAGGAATATAAACGCCAAAAACAGCGAGATTATCAGATTAGGCAGGTAGTTGTATAGTTTTTTGTTTTTCACAGATCTTACCCTCCTAATTCTTATATTCTTTGCTTACGACTTTGCAGATAACATAAAGCCTCTGATCTGAAAGACCCATATATCCATTGTTCCAGCAAGTGTAGAGTATCAGATCATCTACAGGTGGATCTGCGGTCACGTCATAATACAAAAGGGAGGTATCTGTGTCTGGAAGTACCTTAGTTTCTGTGACCTCATAAGTAAATTTGCCATAATCCGTTTTTAGTATCACTTGATCACCCACTAGAATATTAGGTAAATATCTGAAATAAGTGTGGTTATGTGCCGCAAGGACAACTCTGCCTGTAGCACCTATATATGCAGAATAGTTAGATTGCACAACCCCTTTTGCTAGGAGATCATCAGAGTCTCCCCAGTAAACAGGCTCTTTGTCAATGCCTGCCTTATCATTCTTTACGGTCAGCTCGGCATATTTGTCGCCGTAATACGGATAGATTATCTCATGCTGTTCCGTCTTATTATCAGAATCTGGCACTGTGACTTTTGTTAATCCTTTCATAGGCAGTGCGTCTGCATTTCTGTATTTATTATCCTCTGATGGGTTTTTCAAATGAGCGTTCTCATTGAACGCTATTGCTGCATATCCTTGCAGCTCTATGAATTTTTTATAACTTACCAGCGTCATGATAGACAAACAAAGAGCCAAAACTAAAAGAGGCGTCAAGACCATTACAGCCACTGACGTCCTCTTATTTTTTTTCAGTTTGTTTGCGTCAGACGAGGAAGCTTTAACCTCTTTCCTGACCATATCTTAGCACTCTTTGTTCTTCTTAACAGCTACTGTAATACCAAATGCACTAAGAGCAAGTGTAAGAACCGCAGCAACCTGAACAGCTGTCATGCTGTTTGCACCAGTATTAAGTGAACCGTTACCTGTGTTTGTTCCAATGTTTGTATTGCCATCTGAATCAACAACCTGAACGTTCCAATCCTTGCTTGTAAGCTCGTCTACCTTGATAGTGACACCAAGGTGTTTACCTGTAGCTACGCAAGCATCAGCAATAGCCTTTCTGCTATCCTCGCCCATTTCCTTAAACACCTGTCTAAGCTGATCGTTTGTTAGTGAAGCAAGATCTGTTCCTGCACCAAAAAGCTTGTCAGCAACAGGCTGAACATATGTAGCACCACAATCAGAGAGAGCCTTTACCATGTAATCATAGTCAGCAGAGCTGAACTTTGAAGCGTGAGAATCAAGGTAGTTCTTAAGCTCTGATACATGGTTAGAAGGAACACCTGCTGATTTAGCTGCAGAAACAACATCGGCAGAAGAAGCTGCTGATGCGCTTACAACCATTGTTGAAGCAATGATGAACGCAGTAACAGAAGCCGAAATTGACTTAAATATCTTTTTCATAACACCTATCACCTTTCGTAATATTTTCTTATAACAATATTATACACTATTAAAATTCGATTGTCAATATTATTATTGGTATTTTTTTCAGAAAAAAGCAAATATTTTTACGTTAATTTGAAATAGTTATGTATAAGTGCGTATATGCGCTATTTCATGTGATTGTATATTGTTGGAAAATGTAAAAGATCCTCGGCATTCTCAAACAAAAGACTTATAACATTACTGTATTGGTGCTTTTATGATTTGTGTCAAAGCTGATCTCAAAGCATTTAGATATAATTTCTACATTAATTATTATAATTATACGCCTTGACACGATATCATGCCAAGGTGTATAATCTTTATGTATGATATAATTGATATAATGTGCAAGGAGGATATATGAAAAATTATCTCAATGAAAGCCTTTCAGCTCAGGAAAGAGCTGAAGCACTTGTAAATGAAATGACCGTGGAGGAGGCGGCTTCACAGCTTAGATATGATGCTCCTGCTGTTGAGCGGCTCGGCATTCCTGCCTATAACTGGTGGAATGAGGGTATCCATGGGCTTGCACGAAGCGGTGTTGCCACCATGTTTCCACAGGCAATAGGTCTTGCGGCTATGTTTGACACCGACCTTGTGTTCAAAGTGGCAGATATAACCTCCACAGAAGCTCGTGCCAAGTATAATGAGTATTCAAAGCGTGATGACAGGGATATATACAAAGGTCTTACCCTTTGGGCACCTAATATAAATATTTTCAGAGATCCACGCTGGGGCAGAGGTCATGAGACTTACGGTGAAGACCCTTATCTTACCGCAAAGTGCGGCAAGGCATATGTAAAAGGCTTGCAGGGCAGTGGCAAGGTACTGAAAACTGCCGCTTGTGCAAAGCATTTTGCAGTACATAGCGGACCGGAGGCTGTTCGCCATGAATTTAATGCAGAGGTTAATTGGAAAGACCTTGAAGAGACCTATCTTTATGCCTTTGAGGAGCTTGTGAAAAAAGCAAAGGTCGAGGGTGTAATGGGTGCGTATAACCGTGTGAATGGCGAGCCGTCATGTGCTAGTGAGTTTCTAATGGGCAAGCTCGACAAATGGGATTTTGATGGCTATTTTGTTTCTGATTGCTGGGCAATAAGGGATTTCCACGAACACCATATGGTGACGTCTTCTCCTGTAGAGTCGGCCGCAATGGCACTTAAAGCAGGTTGTAATGTGAACTGCGGTTGTACGTATGTACACCTGCTTTCTGCTCTTGACAAGGAGCTTGTGACAGAAGATGAAATCCGGGCTTCCTGTGTTGCTCTTATGAGAACTCGCATAAGACTTGGCATGTTTGACAAGTCAACGGAATATGACAACATACCATACAGCGTTGTTTCTTGCCCTGAGCATAAAGCTGTATCCTACCAGTGTGCAGTGAAGTCTATGGTGTTGCTCAAAAACAAGGGTATTCTTCCGCTTGACAAAAAATCAATATCAACTATCGCTGTAATAGGTCCAAATGCGGACAGCAGAGCGGCTTTAGAGGGCAATTATAACGGCACAGCCGACAGGTATGTTACTTTCCTTGAGGGTATCGAGGACGCATTTGAGGGCAGGGTGCTTTATGCTGAAGGCTGTCACTTGTATAAGGACAGAGTATCAGGTCTTGCACAGGCAGGAGATAGATACGCTGAAGCTGAGGCGGCAGCGGCAAATTCTGATGTTGTGATACTTTGCGTTGGTCTTGACGCCACTATTGAGGGCGAGGAGGGCGACACAGGTAATGAGTTTTCATCAGGTGACAAGAACGATCTAAGACTTCCTGAAAGTCAGCGCGAGCTTATAAAGCGTGTCGCAAAGATCGGCAAGCCTATGATATTGGTATGTGCAGCAGGAAGCTCAATAAATATCGAGCATGATTGTGACGCTCTTATTCACGCATGGTATCCGGGTTCAGAGGGCGGCAAGGCTATTGCGGATATTATCTTTGGTAAAGTGTCGCCATCAGGAAAACTGCCTGTTACATTCTATAATAGCGCCGACAAGCTACCTTGCTTTACTGATTATGCTATGTCTGATAGAACATATAGGTACACAAGAGATAACATTCTTTATCCATTCGGCTATGGTCTTACTTATGGAGATGTTGTTGTTACATCGCTTAGTTATGACGATGGCAAAGTCAATGTAGAGGTAGAAAATAACGGTGCCGATACATGTGATGTTATCGAACTTTACATTAAATCACATTGTGATAATACTCCGGCTTATCCTGTGCTGTGCGGCTTCAAGAGAATTTTTGCCAAAAAAGGTGAAAAGCTTGATGTTGAAATCGAAGTACCTGACAAAGCTTTCACAACAGTGTCAGATATCGGCGAGAGAAAACAGTTTGCAAAGGAATTCACCCTCTATGTCGGTACGCATCAGCCTGATGAACTTAGTTGTCAGCTTAGTGGTACAAACTGTATGAGTATCGAGATAGAACGATAATGAAAAGAGATCTTACAAACGGCAGTATCATAAGCTTGCTTCTTGCTTTTTCAAGCCCGATGATACTGTGAAATCTGCTCCAGCAGGTGTATAAAATTGCCGACACATTTATTGTTGGCAGATTTCTTGGCAAAAATGCCCTTGCGGCCGTGGGCAGCACATACGCCCTCACGATTTTTCCTTATTCGATCATAATAGGTCTGTGCATGGGCAGTGGCTCGCTTGTTTCTTATTGTTTCGGTGAAAGAAACGAACACCGCCTGAAAGGCTGTCTGAACATATCATTTCTGATGATAGGCTCTGTTACTTTGGTGGCAGAGCCTATCACGTTGTGCTTTTCCAATGAGATTTTGAAACTTTCGCATACTCCAATGAAAATAATGTTGTTGACATCTGATCATGTTAGAATTATCCTGTCAGGTGTGGGACTTTGCTTTTACACTCTTGCCAAAGAACCTCTTTTGCGACTATCCTTCAAGAAAAAATCTTGGAAGGATTGCAGTTTTGGTGAAGTGGTGCGAATGTCGACCGCTGCCTCAGTTCAGCAATCTGTCATGAATTTCGGCATACTTATGATACAAGGACTGGTAAATAGTTTTGGAACGACTGTAATGGCGGCTTTTACAGTGCCGTTCATAATTGTTAAATTAAGCTGTCAGCTTATATGATTTCCAACAAATACTTGGCTGATTTAGTTTATCTTATTGTATGTTATAACAAAAAACCAATTTTTTGTTGAAATACAAAAAAACGTATCGTTTAAAGTTGACTTTTTGAATAGAATGTGATAAAATTATTATTGTACAGTTTATTTTTTGGAAAAATAACGAAATTATCAACAATAGGGTGAATAATACAAATGAAAAAAAATTACACTATCAAGGATCTTCTGGTACTTCTTCTCGGAAAGGTTTGGTATATCGTTGCCGCTTCAATAGTGTGTGCGATACTGGCCCTTTTCGTATCAAAATTTGTTATGAGTAAGCAGTATCAGTCACACGTTTCAATGTATGTTAAAAGTGCTGATAATCAATCAACGGGTCAGGATAAGACTAATGTTGACTTACAGGATATTAACGCTTCAAAGTCATTGGTACAGACCTACATTGTTATACTTACTGATGACCCGGTAATGAACGAGGTAAGTGATAAGCTTCTTGAGATGTATACTCCTGAACAGCTTGCTCCTTATTTTACTGTAACAAGCGGCAGGGTTTCAAATGATGGTCTGAGAAATGCTTATAGCATGACCGCTGTAAATCAGACGGAGGTACTTCAGATAACTGCCACAACAACCAATGCAAAGCTTTCTTCTGACCTTTGTAACATCATGGCTGACGTCGCTCCAAGCTTTCTTATAAGAGTTATCGGTGCAGGCTCAGTTGAAAAGATAGGTGATGCTGAAGTTTACAATACACCTGTTTCTCCTAACACCACTAAAAATGTTGCCCTTGGCTTTGTTGGTGGCTTGATGGTGGCTGTTCTAGTGATACTTGTTATCGACTTCTTCGACAACACTGTAAAGAATTCTGATGAGCTTGGCGAAATTTATCAGAAGCCTATCGTTGGTGAGATAATGAATATTGGTGGAAAGACTTCTAAAAAGGATGAAGGTTCTTCTGCTGACAGAAAAAAACAGCTTCTGTTCAATAATAAGGATATACCGTTTAATATTGTAGAGAACTACAAAACAATGCGTACAAACCTTATGTTTACACTTTCTACAACACGAAATAAGATAGTTGTCGTTTCTAGCCCTAATCCAAGTGAGGGTAAGTCTGTAACAGTTGCAAACCTTGCAGCTTCAATGGCTGAAACAGAAAATAAGGTTCTTCTTATTGACGCTGATATGAGAAGACCTGTTCAGCACAGAAACTTCAAGTTAAAAAACAATGTTGGACTTTCAACAATACTGAGTGGTGAAAGCACATTTGATAAGTGTGTGCATGAAACCAAGAATGGCAATTTTGCTGTTCTTACATCAGGCGTTTTGCCTCCAAACCCGTCAGAGCTTCTTGCTTCTGAGAAAATGCGTGAATTGCTTGAATATGTTCAGCATAAGTATGATTATGTTATTGTCGATGGAACTCCGCTGCTTCCTGTAACTGACGTAATGAGCCTTGCAGACGAGGTCGCAGGCGTTCTTCTCATTGCAAGATATGGCAGAACTACATATCAGGAGATAGAGGAGTCTATGAAGAAGCTTGAGATAGGTGATTGCAATCTGCTTGGTTTCGTTCTTAATGATATTTCTGCAAAGAACGGTTCTCATTATGGATACAAGTATAGCTACAAGTATAAATATGACTACAGCTATAAATACGGTGGGAAGGATACTTCTGCCGAAAGTTAAATGACATGGAGATGTTAGATTGACTACCGATTATCACAGCCATATACTGCCGAATATTGATGACGGCTCTGACAGCATCAAAACATCACTTAAAATGATAAAAATGATGAAACAGCAGGGCATAGGTATAATTGTGGCAACACCGCATTTTTATATGCACAGGGAAGCTTCTTTAGACAGTTATCTTGTCAAACGGCAAAATGCTTATGAGAAGCTTATGGCGGCTGACCCTGCCGTGAAGGATATACATATTGGTGCTGAGGTGGCTATAGAAAAGGGCATCAGCGTATTAGGAGAACTTGAAAAGCTGTGTATCAGCGGAACAAGACTTATTCTTCTTGAACCACCCTTCACTCAGTATAACAGTTGGATCGTCGAGGAGATAGACGAGATAGCAAATTCTCGAAGGCTTATTCCGATAATCGCCCATGTACATAGATATATGGGCGTTTATTCAAAGTCAGATCTGAATAGTTTGATGTCTGTGGATGCAGTTTTTCAGATAAATGCAGAAGCTTTTGAGCATTTTTCCACAAGACGTTTTGTTAATAAGCTTATTTCAAGTGGCAGAGATTTTGTCTTTGGAAGCGATGCTCATAATCTTGATGATAGAAAACCTAATTTTGATCTTATAGCTAAAAGATCTGGAAGTGAAAATATAAGACGTTCTGATAAAGTACTCATGTCTGCTATGGCTGACGAAGAAAGAATGTTTGCTTTTTAAGTATAGAAAAAATAATGATGATATTATAAATAGCCTGCACTGTGCCATTGAGGGGTGGCCATGGTGTGATCTTATTCATTGCTTTAATTGAGCGGAGGTATGTTTTATTTATGGAGAAAACAAGTGAAAACACAGTTCAGGTGTGGAAAAACAAAAAGATAAAGCATTGGATGCTTATTGCATTCTTTCTGTGTTTCTATGATATTGTTGCCGTAAATCTATCCTACATTTTCGGACTTTTCATCAGATTTGACCTTACTTTTTCTGCAATACCAAAAGAGTATATGCTTGCCTATGTAAAGTTTGCTCCAATATATACAGCTTTCTGTGTTGTGGTGTTTTTTGTGTTCAAGCTTTATAATAGTTTGTGGAGATTTGCTAGCATTGGCGAACTGTCAAGGATATTTTTGGCCTCGATAGTTACTACCATATTCCAGACTGTTGGTATAACATTACTCTTCATGAGAATGCCTGTGGCTTACTATATAGTAGGAGCGGGAACTCAGTTCGTGCTTATAACAGCAGTACGTTTTGCCTATAGATATGTCACCCTTTTAAGAGCAAAACAGGTAACAAATCAGGTTGCAGTGCATAATGCAATGGTCATTGGTGCAGGTGCTTCGGGTCAGATGATCCTTAAAGAGCTTACGATGTCAGAACGTGCAAATGCAAGACCACTCTGCATAATCGATGATAACCCAAATAAGTGGGGAAGAAATATCGGAGGAGTTCCTATCGTCGGTGGCCGTGATTGCATTATGGAAAGCGTCAAAAAGTATAATATTGATCAGATCCTTTTTGCAATTCCAACTGCATCACCTGAGAACAAAAGGGATATCCTTAATATTTGTAAGGAAACAGGCTGTGAGATGAAACAGCTTCCGGGCGTTTATCAGATAACAAATGGTGAGGTGCTTCTCAGCAAGATGAAGCCTGTTGCAGTCGAGGATCTGCTTGGAAGAGAGCCTATCAGAGTAAACATGGACGAGATATTCCAGCACCTTAAGGGTAAGACCATTTTGGTAACAGGTGGCGGTGGCTCTATCGGAAGCGAGCTTTGCCGACAGATAGCAGGTCATGAGCCTAAACAGCTTATCATATTTGACATTTATGAAAACAATGCTTATGAAATAGAGCAGGAGCTTAAACGTAAATATGGCAGTAAACTCAATCTTGTGACGCTTATCGGCTCTGTTCGTGACAGCAGACGTATCAATGACGTTTTTGAAAAATACAAGCCTGATATCGTTTATCACGCTGCAGCACATAAGCACGTTCCGCTTATGGAAACAAGCCCTAATGAAGCTATCAAAAATAATGTTGTTGGTACATACAAGACAGCCTATGCCGCTTTGAAGCATGGCACAAAGAGGTTTGTGCTTATAAGCACCGATAAGGCTGTAAACCCTACTAATATTATGGGTGCAAGTAAAAGACTTTGCGAAATGGTCATCCAGAGCATGGACGCTATCAGCAAGGCAGGCAGAACAGATCTTCTACCTATGCTCCATGCACACGTTGATGAAATGACAGACGGTATGCTTGAGAACGATCCGATAGACGAGATAGCTGTTGATAATATAGAGAGCAGTGAAGCGGTTAAGATCGAAAGCGTTGGCAATAAGGACAGAAATGGCACACAGTTTGTTGCAGTTCGTTTTGGAAACGTTCTTGGAAGCAACGGCTCTGTAATCCCACTGTTCAAAAAGCAGATAGAAGCAGGCGGTCCTGTTACTGTTACTCACCCTGATATCATAAGATATTTCATGACTATACCTGAGGCTGTGAGCCTTGTTCTTCAGGCAGGCACATATGCATGGGGCGGCGAGATATTTGTCCTTGATATGGGTGCGCCTGTGAAGATAGACACACTTGCGAGAAATCTTATCAGACTTTCAGGATATAAGCCTGATGTAGATATCAAGATAGTTTACTCAGGTCTGCGTCCTGGCGAGAAGCTTTTTGAGGAGAAGCTTATGGCAGAGGAGGGCATGATGAAAACGGATAATGAGCTTATCCATATCGGAAAGCCTATACCGTTTGACACAGAAATGTTCCTTGGTCAGCTTGGAGAGCTTGCTCGTGCAAGCTATAACAATGACGAAAATATCGTTGAAATGGTCGAAAAGATTGTTCCAACATTCAGTCCTGTAGGTGATAAACCAACAGGAAATGAAAAATATGGCAGAAACGATGTTGCAGTTTCTGCGGCAAAATAATAAAAGATCCATATTTCAGCACTGCGGGGATTTCTGCGGTGCTGTTTTTATGCCTAAAATTTCACACTTTTTCTTGATGCTACTTGAAAAAAGGCTGTTTATGTGGTATAATAAATGATGAATGTAAATTTGCGTAAAGGACTATTTCTATATGAAAAAATGGAGAATAAACAGACCTGACCCTGTGAAAACTGCAGAGTTTATGAACAAGTGTGACTTGAAAAGCCTTACCCTTGACGTCATGACTTCAAGGGGTTTCACTGACTTTGACAGCCTTGCTGATTTTTTTAAAGGAGAAGAACTTAGTGATCCTTTTCTTATAAAGGATATGGCTATAGCCGCCGAGGTGATAAACAAGGCGGTTGATCAGTATGATCTTATTTGTATTTACGGTGACTATGACTGCGATGGAGTTACGTCCACCACTATACTTTACAACTATCTTGAAAGCATGGGCGCAAACATTATGTACTATATTCCTGAGCGTGAGGCTGGATATGGCATGAACATGGAAGCTATTGAAATGCTTGCAGAAAAGGGTGTTAAGCTTATCGTCACTGTGGATAACGGCATTTCCGCGGTTGAGGAAGCTGAGCGTATTGCTGAGCTTGATATGGAACTTGTTATCACAGATCACCACCAGCCGCCTGAGAAGCTTCCGAGGGCAAGGGCTATTGTTAATCCGCATCGTGCAGATTGTCCTTCGTCATACAAAGACCTTGCAGGAGTTGGTGTAGCTTTCAAGCTTTGTGCTGCACTTGACGGCGGCAGTTACGACACTGTTATGGAACAGTATGCCGACATTTGTGCTATCGGTACAGTTGCGGACGTTGTGCCACTCACAGGGGAAAACAGAACTATTGTCAAGCGTGGTCTTGAATATCTTGCAAACACCGAAATATTGGGACTAAACTATCTTATAGATAAAGCAAAGCTTGATAGAAATGCTCTTGACTCAACAGGCATTGCTTTTAGGATTGCCCCTGTCATAAACGCTTCGGGCAGATTTGGCTCACCACTTACAGCGGTAAAAACGCTTCTCAGCGAAGACCCGGAGGACGCTGAGAATTATGTTGACACTCTTTTAAATCTTAACGCCCAGCGCAAGCAGACGGAAACAGAGATAATGACAGAAATAGTAAACTATATAAACGCTCACCCTGAAACTCTTGACCATAGAGTGCTTGTGCTTTCAGGCAAGGGCTGGCATCACGGAGTTATTGGCATTGTTTCTTCACGCATTTTGGAATTTTACGGAAAGCCGAATGTTATAATCTCCATTGATGATGATGGAAACGCACGAGGCTCTGCGAGAAGCGTAAAGGGCTTCAATATATTCAAGTGTTTTCAGCATTGCGGAGAGCTGCTTGATAAATTTGGTGGACATGAGTGTGCAGGAGGTCTGTCGCTGAAGGCTGAGAACATTGAAAAGTTCACTCAAATGGTGTATGAATACAGCGATCCTATGGAGAAATTCCCTAGCGTTGAGCTTATAGCGGATAAGCTTCTTATGCCGCAGGATATCAACCTTGATAATGTAAAGGGTCTTGCCGCAATGGAGCCTTTTGGTGCAGAGAACCCTGTTCCAGTTTTTGCAATGCTTGGAGTAAGAGTAGATAAGATAATACCGCTGTCACAGGGCAAGCATACAAAGATCGAGTTTTCATACGGAAGCTATAGAGGACAGGCTCTTATTTTCTCCCTTGCACCTGAAAAAGCTTGTTTCGCAGTTGGCGATAAGCTTGATATGCTCGTGGAGCTTGGAATAAATGTGTTCAATAACCGTGAGTCCATATCCATAAGAGTTATCGATCATAGATTGAGTGGAGTAAAACAGGAAAGATATTTTGCGGCAAAGGATTGTTATGAAAAACTCATGCGCGGGGAACAGCTTCCTGCAAGTTTTATAAGAAAAATAATCCCGACAAGGCAGGAGCTTATCGGCGTATATAAATACATAAGTGCAGTTAAGAATATTACGTTGGATAATCTTTTCATGAAAATATCAGGCGACAGTATGAATTATTGCAAACTGCATATTTGCGTTGATATTTTCCGTGATAAGGGTCTTATTGAGTTCAGACCCGCAACTATGAAAATAAGCTACGTTGTGCCGAAACAAAAGGTAAATCTTGAGGACTCTGAAACTCTTGTTAAGCTGAATGAAATGCTTGGAAAGGCAGGTAACTAAAATGTCAGATAAAGAGAATATTTTGCTTGATCCTGCTGAAATGGATAAGATAGAAAATATACCTGAGATAAAAACTGTCAGTGAAGAAGATCTTCCTGCCGAATCCGAGGTTAAAGAGCAGTTTGAAGAAAAGCCTGCTCCTACGGCTTCGCCTGACTATACCGACGCTGTGCCTGAAGCTTCAAAGCCTGAGCATATAGGTGAGAGGTCGGTGTGTTCTATTGATGCACTTATTCAGAAAATACTTGATGGCGAGAGGCAGTACGATCTGTCAAAAATCGTTTCCGCCTATGAACTTGCTGAAAAGTATCATCACAATCAGAAAAGAGAGTCTGGCGAGCCGTATATAACCCACCCTCTGTCTGTTGCATATATTCTTTTGGAGCTTGGCATGGATACTGATACTATTTGTGCAGCACTTCTTCATGACGTTGTGGAGGACACTCCATGCACTCTTGAAGAATTACAGAAGAATTTTGGCTCAGACGTTGCAATGCTTGTAAATGGCGTTACAAAGCTGAAAAAGGTAGAAACTTTCACCAAAGACGAGCAGAAAGCTGAGAATATCAGAAAAATTCTTCTTGCAATGAGCGAGGATATTCGTGTTATTATCATAAAACTTGCAGATAGACTTCACAATATGCGTACTCTTAATTATTGCAAAGATTCAAAACGCAGAACTATCGCCCATGAAACAATGAACATCTATGCACCGATAGCTCACCGCCTTGGAATACGCTCAATTAAAGATGAATTTGAAGATCTTGCTTTTTACTATCTTGATCCATATGCTTATGCCGAGATAGACGAGCAAATGCAGCTCAGAAAGGGCAGCCGTGAACAGCTTGTTGAAAACATCAAGCACAAGATACATGACAGGCTTGAAAAGGATTTTGACCCTGTTCCCCTTATCGAGGGTCGAGTTAAAAGCAATTATGGTATTTATAAAAAAGTATATCGTGACGGCAAGGAGATAGACCAGATATATGATCGCTATGCCGTAAGAATTATCGTCAATACAGTTACCGAGTGCTATAACGTACTTGGCATAATCCACGATATGTTCAGACCTATCCCAAACAGATTTAAGGATTATATTTCCACGCCTAAGGCTAATATGTATCAATCTCTTCACACAACTGTTATCGGCAGAGAGGGAATACCTTTCGAGGTTCAGATAAGAACATGGGAAATGCACAGAACGGCTGAATATGGCATCGCAGCTCACTGGAAATATAAAGAGGGCGTAAGGGGTAGCTCAAAGGACGATCAGCGCCTTGCATGGATAAGACAGATAATCGAGTCACAGCAGGAGTCAAACGACGTTGAGGAGATAGTAAGGGCTATCAAAAATGACCTTGCCCCTGAGGACGTTTTTGCTTTCACTCCAAAGGGCGATATGATAACACTGCCTGTCGGATCAACTGTTATCGACTTTGCTTACGCTATCCACACACAGGTGGGTCATAAGATGTGCGGCGCAAAGGTAGACAAGAAAATGGTGTCTTATGATTATCAGATAAAAACAGGCGAGATAATCGAGATACTTACTACCAACGTTGAAGGTCATGGCCCAAGCCGTTCATGGCTTAATATCTGCAAGACCAATGAAGCCAAATCAAAGATACGTTCATGGTTCAAAAAGGAAAGACGAGAGGAAAATATCTTTGAGGGCAGAAATGCTCTTGAAAGAGAGTTCCGCAGAAATAATATAAGAGTGCCTGAGGAAGAACTTGAGGACTTTCTCAAAATGGATATGCACAGACACAGCTGTGATACCCTTGACGACTTCTTTGCAGCTATCGGCTATGGTGGAGTTCAGCTTTCAAAGGTGATGCAAAGGCTGAAATCTGAGTATAATAAGAAATATGGTGAAAAGGCTCAGCCTGATACTTCTGACCTTGAAAATAAGATAAAGACTTCTAAAAATTCCACCGGTGTTATCGTTGACGGCATCGACAACTGCGCTATCAAGTTTGCACAGTGCTGTAATCCGCTTCCAGGTGACGAAATAGTCGGCTTTATCACGAGAGGTCACGGCATATCCGTGCATAAAAAGGATTGCGTGAACTATCTTTCGCAGAAAGATGATCCTGAAAATGCCGCTCGTTGGATAAATGTTAAGTGGGAAAGTTCTGAAAAGCATACTGGCTATTTCAAGTGTACTTTGGATATTGTTGCGGTTGACAGAATAGGTCTGCTGGCAGACGTTTCGTCAGCGCTTGCAATGATCAATATTTTTATCTATGAGTCAACCTCAAGGGAACTGAAAAACGGCAATGCAATGCTTTCCGTAACTGTCAGCATTGCAGGAATGGAACAGCTCAACAATGTTATAAACAAGCTTCAGAAAATAAAGAACGTTATTTCTGTTGAAAGAAGCGGTAAATAAGAAAGGACATATAATGAAAATATATAGGCTCAAACCATTGAGTGTTTGTGAAACGAACAGCTATATTGTTGCAAGCGAAGAAAATAACTGCGTTCTTATCGATGCACCTGCCGACCCCGATTATATTCTCGGTGAGATAGAGAGTCACGGTCTTACGCTTAAAAAGATCTTTCTTACCCACGGTCATTTTGACCATATCGGTGCTGTGGCTGACCTTGTAGACAGGACAGGCTGCGAGGTGTATATCCACATTATGGATAAGCCTAAGCTTACAGATGACGCAGGAATGCTTGCTAATCTTTTCAGAATAAGAGGACACAGAAATTACACAGGCAAGGTCAATGTGTTTACAGAGGACGATATACTAAAGCTTGACGAGCTTGAATTTGACGTATTGGAAACGCCGGGACATACAAGCGGTTCTGTTTGTTTCATATGCGGCATGAATATGTTTTCGGGAGATACCCTATTTTCAAGAAGTGTTGGCAGAACTGACATGCCTGATGGAAGCAGCCCAGCCCTCATGAAGTCGCTTATGAAAATAGCTGACCTTGGTGGAAATCTAACTGTTTATCCTGGTCACATGAATGTCACGACACTTGACGCTGAGAGAAAGTATAACCCATATCTCAGGCAGGCTGCGGAGGCTTTGAAATGACTCTGATATTCAGCGGCAACAATTATAAATATGAGCTTGAGGGAGTAATGAAGCTTTTTATCCCTGCAACGCTCTTTACCCACGTTTTTTCTGACAGCATAGATACAGAGGACGATTATGTGTTCGCTCAGAAAAAGGATAACGCTGACAATGTTTGTTTGAGCGTTAAGGTGAGATATGACGGCAAGACTTGCGAAAAAGAGGAGTTTGTGCATTTTGAAAGCGACATGGAACTTTCGCTTTCAAGACTTCTTTTTAAGGCAATGAGCGAGATAACAGGCATTGTGCCGAAATGGGGCGTTATAACGGGAATAAGACCTGTGAAGCGTGTGAATGATATGCTCAGTGAGGGCATGAACAAGGCGGAGATATTTAAAGCCATGGAGAGCAGATATCTTTGCAGCGAAGAAAAGTGCGATATTGCATACAAAACTGCTATAACCCAGAAGCCTGTCCTTGATGAGCTTGAAAAGGACAGCTTTAGTCTTTATGTGTCAGTGCCGTTTTGTCCCACAAGATGCTCCTACTGTTCTTTTGTTTCGCAATCTATCGAGGGCTGTATGAAGCTTATCCCTGAGTATGTGAACAAGCTGTGTGAGGAGATAGTTTATACTGCGAAGATAACGGAAAAGCTTGGTTTGAAGCTTGACACCGTATATTTTGGCGGCGGCACTCCTACCACGCTCACTGCTGCTCAGCTTGACAGAGTTATGAAAGTCATTGCAAACAACTTTGATATGTCAACTGTCCGTGAATACACTGTTGAAGCGGGAAGACCTGACACCATAACTGAAGAAAAGCTGAAGGTGCTTAAAGCAAACGGCTGTGGCAGAGTATCTATAAATCCACAGACTTTGAATGACAGCGTTCTTGAGGCTATTGGCAGAAAGCACACAACTGCACAGTTTTTTGACAGCTTTGACCTTGCACGAAAAGTTGGTTTTGACTCTATAAATACTGATATAATCGCAGGTCTGCCAACAGACACAGTGGAGAGCTTTGAGAATACCATTGATAAGCTTATCGAGCTTGCTCCTGAGAATATCACTGTACACACACTTTCCATAAAGCGTGCGGCTAGGCTAAATCACAGTGGTGACAGGGAAGTACTGAAAAATCCAGCCGATAAAATGGTAGAGTATGCCACAAAAAGACTTCTTGAAAGCGGCTATCTGCCTTATTATCTCTACAGACAGAAGAATATGCTTGAAAATCTTGAAAATATAGGCTGGACAAAGCAGGGTCACGAGAGTTTGTATAATATCTATATAATGGAAGAGGTTCAGACCATACTTGCAATGGGTGCAGGTGGCTCGACAAAGCTTGTTGACAAAGAGGGCGGACGTTTGGAGCGTGTGTTCAATTACAAATTTCCGCTGGAATACAATAAGCATTTTGAGCTTATGCTTAAGCGAAAAAATGAGATAGAGGAATTTTATGCTAAAGAAAAATGAGATTATCAGGCTTGAAATAAGCGGTATGACAAATGAGGGCAACGGAGTAGGAAAGCACGAGGGCATTGCTGTTTTCGTGCCTTTTACTGTTATTGGCGACGTTATCGAATGCAGGATAGTCAAGATCTGCAAAACGTATTGCTATGGCATTATCGAAAATATTGTAAGTGGTTCGGTTGAAAGAACGAAGAACGATTGCCCTGTTTATTCAAGGTGTGGCGGTTGTTGTTTTCGTCACATGAGCTATGAGGAAGAATGCCGTGTAAAAGAGCAGTTCATAAAGGATTCATTTGAGCGTATCGGTAAGCTTTATCCTGAATATGACAGCTTTGAGGGTTGTAACCAGCTTGTTGGCTATCGCAACAAGGCGCAGTACCCTGTAGCAGAGCAGGACGGCAAGGCAGTTTGCGGATTCTATTCAAGGCGTTCTCATCATGTATGCGATCACACTGATTGTGCATTACAGCCTGCTGTATTCAAGGCAATAGCCGATGAAATAATGGCTTATGTGAACGAGCGTAAGATAAAGGCATACAACGAGGAAACGGGAAGCGGTCTGCTCAGGCATATTTATCTCAGGCGTGGCGAACACTCAGGTGAGATAATGGTCTGTCTTGTTATAACTGACCTTAAAAAGCGTGGCGTATTTGATGTGCTTGTGGGTGAGCTTTGCAAAAAATATGCTGATGTAAAGAGTATAGTTTTCAATGAGAATTGCCGAAAGACCAACTGTATACTCGGACAGAAGCTTGTTACTGCGTATGGAAGCGACACGATACACGATACCATGTGCGGAAATGATATAGAGATATCACCGCTGTCATTTTATCAGGTAAATACAATTCAGGCGGAACGGCTTTATGAAATTGCCGCAGATTATGCTCAGCTGACAGGAAAGGAAACTCTTCTTGATCTTTACTGCGGTGCAGGAACGATTGGTTTGTCAATGAGCCAAAAGGTGAAAAAGCTCATAGGTGTTGAGATAATAGAGTCTGCAATAGACAATGCAAAACGAAATGCCGCAGCAAACAATGTCACAAATGCGGAATTTATATGTGGTGACGCAGGAAAGATAGCAGAGATACTTTACAGCCGTGGCGAGCGACCAGATGTGATAATAGCGGACCCTGCAAGAAAGGGCTGCACTAGGGATGCACTGGAGTACATGGCAAAAATGTCCCCTGACAGGATAGTTATGATTTCCTGCAATCACGCTACTGCTGCTAGGGACTGTGCTGTGCTGGAAGAGTTGGGGTATAAGACGGTCAAGGTCAAGGGCGTGGATCTGTTTGGTAGGACGGGACACGTTGAGAGCGTAGTATTGTTGACTAAAGTACATAAGTAAAAGTGTTAAAATGCTTGAAAAATAGGGCTTTTCCGAGGTTTTGGACGTAAATCCAGGCTCTCGGATTTTATGCGTTTTGAACTTAGTAATCTGAAGAAAAATAAAGGTTGACCATACAAAACTATTGAGTATGGGTTGACCATATAAAAATGTTAAAAAGGAGATGTTAAAATGACTAAAGAAAAAGATGAAATAGTAGAAACCAAGGTTGATAAGGATATACTTGATTTCTTAAAGGCTATCTACTTTGGTGATTTTACTGATCCACTAAAGGCAGCAAGTAGTAGAGCTTATCGAGATATGAATCGTACAATAAGATTCAACGGTCTGCCGGATGCAACTAGATTAGCGTTAAGAGAAAAAGTGAATGCTGTTTTTGATGTTGAATTATCAAAACTGAATTCTGATAGTATTACAAGCCAGGATGAATTTGATGCTTGGCATCGTAGAGTAAGTGATATGATAAAAGCTTTATATTGGGATGAAGGGGTTAAGCTTACCTATGGTCATGCACAGAAATGGATTAACATGACCATCAAGTATTTATATATGCTTGAAGTTGATACATTTGATGCTACTTTTGAGTTTCTACATATTCCACTAGACAACTATGTTTTTGATATAGCAAGAGATTCACTTGGGATTACAAGACCAAAGGTTGCCTGGAGTAATTGGGATAACTACGAAGAGCAGTATCTTCAGTATCAGAATATGATACGAGAAAAAATAACTACCGGGTCACCACTTCGTTGGGAATTCAGATATTGGCTAAAAGCTGCACGAAATATTGAAGAATAAGCGATGAAGTCCGTTTTTTTTTGTACACCTATTCAGATACTATAATAAATGAATCGAGGCTAAATTCACATATTGACTATACAAACACCGATTCTTCGGTGTTTTATTTGGAAACAAATTAGTTATAATTCATATCAGTTCATACCAAATCATATCAAATCATTGATAATGATTAGCTGATATGGTAAAATGTTTGTTGTGAAAATATAGAAAGTATATATTGTGGAGGATTACATGATAGAACATCAAGATGATAAATGGATTGGAATTGAAGAAGCCGCAAGTTACTTGAGCGTAAATAAAGATACAATTCGAAATTGGATAAAAAAAGATACAGGCATTCCGGCACACAAAATCGGTAAACTTTGGAAATTTAAAAAATCAGAGTTGGACGAGTGGATTAAGAGCGGTAAAAGTGCAATTGATAATTAAGGAGTGATGAAATGAGAACTATGCTATTAAGCTTTAAAGCGGATGTGTATAAAAGAGTTATCACAGGCGAAAAGATATATGAACATAGAAAAGTATTTCCTGATGAACCGGTAGTAGCCTATTTATATGTTAGTGCTCCTGTTAAAGCTATTACAGGAATAATGAAGTTGAATAACAAAACTAGCATAGAATCTTGGAAAGATAAATATTCATACGATGATAAAGCGTTAACACGAATCGATGAGTATTTAGTTCATCACAAATATGCGATGGAAATAACTGAGTTTCAAGAAACTAATAGAATACCCTTGGAACAGTTGCGTGATGAGATGCCAGGATTTGTTGTCCCACAAATGTATTACTATATAGAAAACTCAGAGTTATTAGAATATTTAGAGAAGAATTTACAGCCTATTGGAGAAAAAATTGTACATGACTTTTCTGATATTTCGAGTGACTTAATCTGTAAACATTAAAGGAGAAATTATGGGAAATAATCAAGAGTTAGAATTATGGACTTCTCTGAAAGAAAAAAGCAGAAATATAGAAAGTGAAATGGATGTACTCGCCAGGAAAAGAACTGGTAGTTATTATACTGATTTGCAACTCACAGATGTGATGATGGAAGAATTGGTTCAGCACTTAAAGAAAGCGGAAAAACGTGTAGTTGATTATCGTTTTTTTGAACCTTGTGTGGGTGCAGGTAATTTCGTTTTTTCGTATATAAAGGCAGTTCGTAATATAGGTGT